TACTCTTGTTCAAAAACTAAATAATTAGAAAAATGGCACAACAACAGATAATCACTTTTGATCCAGATGTCGCTGTTCCATATGGTGTAAATCTTACCATGTTTTCTGGTGCAGATTTTAACACTACTTTTGTAATTAGAACTTCTGCTGGTTCAAGTATAGATTTTTCTAACTATACTGGGACAAGCAATATGAAGAAGTCTGCAATTGGAACTGCAAATACTTTTGGTGTAACACTTGGAGACACAAATGGAAAAGTAACTCTTTCTATGGGTTCAACTGTCACTAGAAGTTTATCTGAAGGTAGATACTTGTATGATATTAATGTGAGTTCTGGTTCTACATTCTTCAAAATTATTGAGGGTAATGTACTTGTCAGAACAGGAATTTCAACTTAGAGGTGAAGAATGGCTCAACCAAGTTCTAGAGATGGTTTAATAGATTACGCAAAGAGACAGCTTGGATTTCCTGTCTTAGAAATTAACGTTGCAGATGAGCAATTCTCAGATCTGTTAGATGATGCTGTGCAAGTATATCAAGAGAGACATTATGATGGCATAATGAGGATGTATTTGAAATATCAAATTACGCAAGAAGATATTGATAGAGGTCAAGCAAGAGGATCAAATAAAAGTGCTGGAATTACAACAACCACTGGTACATCAACAGTTGGTTTAACAACAACTTTTGATTTTGAAGAAAATCAAAATTATCTACAAATGCCTCCATCTGTAATTGGAGTTAATCAGATATTTAAAATTAGATCAGATACAGTTTATGATGGGTTATTTAATATTCGTTATCAGTTATTTTTAAATGACTTATACCAATTTGGGTCAATTAACATGCTCCAATATTCAATGGTTCAAACTTACCTTGAGGATCTTACTTTTTTATTAAATCCAAATATGAGGTATAGATTTAATATTCGTCAAGATCGTCTTTATATCGATGCTGATTTTGGTGTTTTAAATGTGGGAGATTATTTTATAATCGACTGTTTTAGAATATTAGACCCAAATGATTTCACAAGAGTTTATAATGATCCATTCTTAAAGAGATATTTTACTGCATTGTGTAAGAAACAATGGGGTCAAAACTTAATTAAATTTCAAGGAGTTCAATTGCCTGGCGGTATTCAATTAAATGGTCGTCAAATTTATGACGACGGTGTTGCAGAGTTGGCTGAAATAAGAGCCAAAATGTCAAGTGATTATGAAATGCCTCCACTTGATATGATAGGTTAATATTATGGCACTCAACCCATTTTTTCTACAGGGTTCTAAAGGAGAACAAGGATTAGTTCAAGACTTAGTTAATGAACAACTAAGGATGTATGGCATTGAGTGTCATTATATTCCTCGTAAATTAGTTACGTCTTCAACAATTATGAAAGAGGTGACTGAATCTAAATTTGAACAGGCCTTTCCTCTTGAAACATACTTAATGAATACTGATGGATATGCTGGACAAGGAGATATACTTACAAAATTTGGTGTTAGAGTTACTGATGAGGCAACTTTTGTAATATCTAAAGAAAGATTTGAAGAATCAGTTGCACCTTTTTTAGAACAGGACGATGAATATACTTTATCTAATCGACCAAAAGAAGGAGATTTAATATTCTTTCCTCTAGGAAAAAGAATGTTTGAAATTAAGTTTGTAGAACATGAAAGACCATTCTACCAACTACAGAAAAACTATGTTTATCAATTACAATGTGAACTCTTTGAATATGAAGACGAGGTTATTGATACAAACGTCAACTCCATTGATAAAGTTGTTCAAACAGATGGTTATATTGCAAGATTAATTTTATCAGATGTTGGTAGCACTGCAACTGCAAACACAACTCTTAATTTTGGTGCGGTTCAACAAATATTCTTACAGAATGATGGTTATGGATATTTAACCGCACCAACTGTTTCAATTAGTACATCGCCTGGCGTAGATGCAACTGCTGTTGCGATTATGACATCTAGATCGGGTATTGGAACTGCTAAATCGATTGACAAAATTCTTTTAATCAATCCTGGCAGTGGATACATAGGAATACCCACCGTAACCGTGCCAGGCACTGGTATAGCGACTGCTGGCATCACTACTCTAGGTTCAGTAGGTATTGTTACAATTACCTCTGGTGGATCAGGTTACACCACAACACCAAATATTGCAATTACTACCGCACCATCAGGAGGAACTGATGCCGCTGCTGAGGCAGTGATGGTTGGTGGAACGATTAGTGCAATACGAATCAGTAATGCTGGTAGTGGATATACCTCTGCACCAACAATTACAATTGGTGCTGCAACAACTATTGGAAATGGTGAGTATATCTTTAACGAAACAGTTCAAGTATCTTCAGATTCTTCTGAGACTGCAAGAGTCAAAGTATGGGATTCTGGATCTAGAACTCTTGATGTCAGTATGTTGACTAAAATGCAATTCCAAGTCGGAGAGAAGATTAAAGGCCTTGAATCTGGTGCAGAATATGTGATTATGTCTGTGGATTATGATACTCCAAATGATTATCCAAATGATCAATATAATGCAAATCAATATAATGATAATGCAGACTTTGAGACGGAGGCTGATTCGATTTTAGACTTCTCTGAAGGCAATCCTTTCGGAACATTCTAAATAGTTAGAAAGCTTTGATATGTTAGGTACTTATTTCTATCATGAAATATTAAGAAAGACAGTAATCGGTTTCGGTACTCTCTTTAATAATATTAATATACGACACACCGATGCGAGTGGAACGAATGTCAGTGCAATGAAAGTTCCATTGGCTTATGGGCCAATGCAGAAATTTTTGGCTAGAATTCAACAACAACCAGATTTAGATAGAGAGGTTGCAATTACTCTACCTAGATTATCATTTGAGATGCAAGGGTTACAATATGATCCAACTCGTAAGACTGGAATCGCACAAACTTTTCTTACACAAAATGGAACAAACGCAAAGAAAGTTTATATGCCAATTCCTTATAATATTGCATTTGAACTTAGTATCATGGCTAAGTTGAGTGATGATTCATTACAAATATTAGAACAAATTCTCCCATATTTTCAACCATCATTTAATATTACAATTAACTTAATTAGTTCTATTGGTGAGAAAAAAGATATTCCAATTGTTTTAGAAAGTATAAACTATAGTGATCAATATGAAGGTGGTTTTGAATCTCGCAGAACAATAATTTATACTTTAGCATTTACCGCAAAAACTTATCTATTCGGCCCTGTTGCAGATAATCCAGAGGGTCTTATCAAGAAAGTTGATGTTGATTACTATGGTAATACAAATATCAAAACTGCAAGAAGAGTTCAAAGATACAGTGCAACACCAACTGCAAAACAAAATTATGATGATGATACAGCAACAGTTCTTAGTGGTGCAATATCTGATAAGGTTACAACCTTTAAAGTTAGTGCTACAACTGATCTTGCTGCAAATCAAAGAATTATTATTGACACTGAGATTATGTTTATCAGAAGTATTAGTGGTCAGAATGTAACTGTATATCGTTCATATGATAATACGATTGCTGCAAAACACGAACATAATGCTGCGATTGGTGTGCTTAGTGCGACTGATAATGCATCAATTGAATTTGGTGATGACTTTGGATTTGATGAAATGTCATCATTCTTTAGTGATGGTAAAGATTTCAGTCCATCTCAAGGTATAGACATCTAGGAGAGTTATGAAAAATTTTGATTCTATCGAGGAAGCACTTAACGTAGATACGGAAGTTGTTGAGACTCCGAAGAAGGAGACTCGAAAGAATCAACTTGTAAAAACAGAGGGAAATGATTCTGAGAAAGATTATGAATATAGTCGTGCTCAGTTATACTCTCTGGTTGAAAAGGGACAGGAAGCAGTAAATGGTATATTAGAATTAGCACAAGAATCTGATTCTGCAAGAGCTTATGAAGTTGCTGCAACAACAATCAAAGCAGTTGCAGATACAACAGACAAACTCATTGACTTGCAACAGAAGATGAAGGATCTAGAACAAGATCCAAACAAAGGCCCTACAAATGTGACGAATGCATTATTTGTAGGATCTACTGCGGAGTTATCAAAATTAATTAAGAATCAAAAAGATGAAGATAATAAATGAAATCTCAAGAACTCACAGAATTTTTTAGTCTTCTAGGAAAGGCAAAAAAAGAAAAGAAAGAAGAGTTTAATAATCTTCTTAAAGAAGCAGACATCAATCTAGATGTTTTAGCTTCGACTGTGGTTACTGGAATTAAAAAAGCAAAAGTAAATAAAAAGAAACAAAAGAAAAAAGAAGAAAAGTTAATAGAACAATTAGATTCAATAATTGATACAATTGAAAAACCAAAAGAGGTTAAAGATTTCACAGAACCAGCTGTTACTGTTGGAGTGCCTGAGGATTTTGATGTTTCAAAATTAGAGGAAGAAGATCCTTTATTAGTTCAAGATTGGAATAATGGTGAGGACATTAAATTTACTGAAGTTGAAACAGTAGATATTATTAAACCAG